TCTTCGTATGGCTTGAAACGGTCTTGGGCGCGAGTCAACATCGCTTGTAATGACGCATCGGCACGTTGCAAACTTTCATCCGCTTGTTTTCGTTGAGATGCTGTTTCTTGAGACTTTCGGGTTAAAGACGCTTCTTGGCCGTACATTCGTTTGAGGTCTTTCAAAGATGCCTGTTTGGTTTCTCCATCGATTACCATTTCTATAAGAGTGTCATCAGATAGATCAACTTCTTCTACCTCTTCAGTCTCTTCTTCAGCGGTATCATCGGATTCACCGTCTTCTTCACCAGGGTCTTCTTCAGATTCATCTTCCTGTTCACCTTCCTCGTCTTCATCATCAGATTCTTCTACTTCTGTCTCATCAGTAGTTTCCTCTGTTGCCTCAAGTTCACCTTTCTCAGATGGCTGATCTTCATCAGCGTCTTCCCAGTTCGCTAGAATGGCATCTGCGGCATCATCGACTGACAGTGCTACAGGGTTTGAATCAGGGCTTTGTTGCACGTTATCTAAAATAGACATGGTGCTTACTCCTCTTCAGTTGTTGTTGCTTTAGAATCGATCTGGTCACGCACTTCGACTTGCTGCTTCAAAGTACTGACAATATCGACCAATGCTTGGTAGTGGTGGTACGCTTTTCTACGTTGATCCTCATCTTCAGGTTTTGAACTAAGGAATTCCTGGATAGACGCATCTACCAGAGTATTCACTGTCCTGTTAAAAGTCTCTGTGTTCAATAAAGTTTCCGCGTCTGTACCTAAGTTTGCTAACTGCTCTTCCGTCATGTCTGCTCTCCTTCAAGGGCATAGGTTTGTGAATGGGATTAGCCATTCGGGCTTGCGATAGCTGTTATTTCATCTGCTTGTTGAGCCAGAATCATTTCAGCGTTATCTATTACTTTCTTATGAGCTAACTGCGCTTCTTTCAGATCCATATTGTCGGACTGAATGGTGAAGTCATGTACTGCCTTTAGACGCTCTATTTCTAACTTCATTTGGGCATTCTCAGCAGTCATCTTGACCTTCATCTCACCAATGGCGGTTTGACGCTCTTGTATCTCCAGTTGTTGCTTCATAAGTTCTAACTGAATCTCTTGTGCAGGATCAGGTTGCTCCTCTGGTAACTGGTCTGGTGAAGTTAAGTAGTCAGCCACGTTCTTGATACCACTCATCTCCATTACTTGGGATATCAGTTGGTATTGGTTCTGTGGTGTATACATCTTTTGTAGGCTTGGGTCATTCTGGAACACTTGGTGCATACCCATGTACTTCTGGGCTTCAGCCTCTTGTTCGCCGTAACCAAGGTGTAACTGGACAGTCACATCTCGTTTATCAGCCCAATCACTTGGGTTAATCTCTATGTACTCACCACCAATCTCTACGATCTTCTCTTGGTCTTCATTCTCAATGACCAACTGATAGATAGCTTGGTATAGAGGCTTCAAGAACTGATTAGCAAAGTTACGCGCTATGATCTTTTGGCGCTGTTGGGACATAGTGGCTAACTGTTCAACCATTGCTGCTGAGTTCTGTTTACTAACAGCATCTTTGTTTAAGCCTTTAGATAAGCTAGAGATACCAGTGGTTTCTTCAGCGTTGTCTGAGAGCATGTTGATGGTCTGAAAGATAAACGGATTCAGTGGTGCTTGCATCATGGGAGATACAGAATCAGGACGAGTAACATTTACTATACCACCCACACGGTTATCTATAAGCTCTTTAGGGTTCGTTAAGCCGCCTTTAAGCACCATATAGCGTGGGTTAGTCGTTATGACAGCGTGGTCTAGAATAGACCGTGTAAGCACTGTACGAGCGTTCTGAGTGGCTATTAGCTTATGTGCAAAGTTGTTACCGTAAAAAGCGTGAGGAATCGGAAGTGGAACAAATGTAATAAATGGTTTTCTATTAACCTTCTCTTTATCGAGAAGCACATTACCGGCTTTTATTATCTTATAGAGTTCTGCAACTCCCGATCCCTCAACGTCTAGTTCAATGTACGCTTCATGTACCATCACAGAGCGTACTTGGTCTTGATAACCTTGCTTACCACTGCGGAATCCACCTGAAGTACCATCGTGACGAGCCAGTAGTTCTGGGTCAGTCTCAAGGTCAACATCCGTATGGCTGCCGATCTTTTTCAATAGTTTCTCTGGGTAGCCGTCTAGGCGTAAGTCAGAGAGTGTCTTCTTTGTACGGTGGGCGCAAAACAATACGCTATCAAGTGATTTAGCTTGTGGCTCAATTAAGAATTCTTCTGGAGCTATGTTCTCAATGATTACTTGGCTAGTATCTCTGGTAATCAATATCTCACCAGAAGTTAGCCCTAGTTCATCTTCTTCATGCTCACCTAACTCAACATCATCTTGTGCTAAAAGAGCATCAAGTTCATCTGTGGTTAGATTCTCAAAGTACTCTGAAGTAGTCTCTGACTGCTCTTGCCAGAATACTTTGGCTATGCCTGCTCTTGAGGTTAAACCATCGTGGATCACAGCAGAGTTAACTGCATATAGATCATTCTGACGGAAAGCCACATAGTCAGTGTAAGAGGTGCATACAGCAGCCATCTTGGTATCTTCTGCACCTTGGGGTGCAAACTGTACGGTTCTGTTGCCTGCGCTAAATACTTCTAGCAAACTAGCCGACATACTCTGGACTGCATCGTATACATCCAAAGAAACATACTTGGAATTACCGTCATGTGTAGGCTTCGGTAGCGTCCCAGAATAGTAGTCCATCACAGTGGCTCTTTCTGTTGAGAGTTCACTGTCGTGGTAGCCAACTGACCGCCCAACATTGTCATCAACCAAGGCAACTATCTCTGTGTCAGATAATTTCTTGTAGTCTTTTTTCTTAGCCATATTTAAACCATTTCAATATAGTATGAGTCAGTGGATTCGATGGGTAACCAAGCCCCTTCATGGACATGATTGGCAAATGCTAAAGCCATAACGCAGTCGTCATAACACCCTGCTTCGGCTTGCATTGCTCCGCTTTCTGTTACGATGTAAGTCATCATTTCACGAAGAGTAACCTTGTCATTAACCTCTATCTCGCCCTCGCGCATGGCGGCTCTGAGTTGGTCAATGATTAAAGGCTTTGTTTTTGAAGTTGTAGTGAAACCTAGCTTTGTAGTCTCACGATCTGTGAGCTTATCTATCTGAGTTTCAGTGTAGAAATTAGGGTAAGCCATATCTTTACCCAGGCGTGTACAGGTTAAGATTCCGTGGGAGTTGTTCTCCACACAGATAAAGGCTTCGTTGTAGTAAGTCCCTAGTGCATATAGAACCTTGGCAAAGTAATCTGGGTGTACATGACCTCTCCAAATTGCTACTTGTCGTTTCTTAGAGTCCAACACTTGGGCAACTGAATAGTCACCACCTCTAACGCCCATACTACAGTCAGCACCAATGATGTACTGTTCGCCCTCTTGGTGCTTTCTATAGGTACTAAGTTCACCCCTTGCGTTGTTAAGCCACTCATCGGCTTCTAAAGCTAATCGCTCTTTGAGGTCTTGGGTTTTATCTAATAGCTTAACTAACTGATCTGGGTTGAACACTGGTCGTCCAGTGGTTAAGAATGCTTCATCAGGCTCACTAGGATACTCCTGTCTGAATAGGTCTAAGCCGTTCTGTGCAATCTTTCGTCTTCGGAACATCAACTGTTCGTCATCTAAGGTGTACAGCTTGGCTAAGTCTATTTCATCAGGCGTTCTTTCAAAGTTACTAGGTACTCCCTCGCGATAAGAAAGGTCTGTAAACCAAGGAATAAACACAGGCACATAACCATTGCTACCGTCCACAGCACCGCGCCACAAGTCCGCAAAGACTCCTGTAGCACCATTGGCGGTGGACTCCACGAAGATAGCCGTACCTTTAGCGTTTGGTACAGCTTGGGTAAGTCCATTCCAGTTATCCAACGATGTACTCTTTTGCCAAAAGGCGAGTTCTGAAGCATGGACATGAGTTAGTGTCTCACCTCGTCCAATAGATTCTCCACCCGCTGTAGACACCACAAAACTAGAATCAAGCACATCAAAGTTCATCTCCCGTCTAGAGGAATACTTGGTATGCGGCTTTAAGATAAGTGGGCAATGCTCATGGAATCTCTTAGTCATATCAAACAGTGCGCGAGTAGAATCTGCGTGGTGTGTGATGACCATCGCTTTACAAGCTACCTTTTGACTTACAGAGAAGTACAGGAAGCCACCAGTGTAAGTCGATAAACCCTGCTGTCTTGCTTTGAGGATTATTATTCGGACTTTACCTTCGGTGGCTAACTGGTTCTGTACTGCGGTGTCTAAGATGATTTGCGCTGAGTTTAACTTTAGAGGGGATATCTCGCCTGCTTTAGTCCGTATCTTTAGTGCTGCATTGGAATAGAAGCTGTAATCAGTCAGCAGCCTCTTCCGTATTGTTGCTAGTTTTTTGTGCATCGGGTTGCTCATCCTCTTGCAATAGTGACGCTAGGAAGTCTTCTGCTTTAGATATAGATACATCAGACTTACTGGCAGGTTTTGATTTGGTGAAGTCTAGAACTAAACGTGCAGCCGCTAGGCGCTCTCTAGTTTCACCAACGAGTCGCATGACCTCTACTGCTGTAGCTAGGGCTTCTTTTTGGTACTCGTCTTCAATGTTGTATTTCTCACTCATAATCTTTACTACCTTCTGTGCATCTTTCTTAGCTTGCTCTCTAAGTGGCGCAATGGTGTCCTTACGATAACCGTCTGGAACTCCCTTTGGCCTGCCTGGGTTTTTTCTGGGTTTGTTTACCCACAGTTGCTTTAAAGCCCGACCCTCTGGGGTTTTCATCATCTCTCGAAGGTGACTCCTCTTGGGCGCTCTTTGTGGACAGACCTTTGGTTTGGGTGGTGCTTTTGCTCTCGCTTTTCGTTTCTTTACTTCCGTCATTGCGTGACTCCTCAAGTAGGCTTTTAATAATTTCCCTCGACCCTCTGAACGTAGAACTAAACATTTCAAGCGGAAGGTCATGAGCTAAGTCCTTGAGTATCACCTGTCGTTGTCTGTCGGTTAGTAAAGGGCTTTTTTTGACAGTGGTAATGCGTTCTAGCATCTCCACTAGGTCACTAGCTTTGGAATTCACATAACTCTCCTTATGTGGGTTTACTCTGGGTTGGGGCTACTTCTTTCCTGCTGTTTGATGATTCTAGTTTTATACTCACCTATGTACCTTGCGATATGATCCGGTGGTACACCTTGCTCAAACAGTTGTTTTTCAATCGCAGTGATATCTGAAACTGGGTTACTTAGATAACTACGGAGTTGAGTTAGCGCATTATCTAGTTCAGTTTTATCTATCTGGGATACAGATTTATCTGCTTCTAGTTGTGCCTTTAGCCTATCGACTTCAAGGTTGTTAGCCACCTTTCCTCTTTGCTGATTAGCGGGTAAAGAGTCTGCGTACTTAGCTTCTACGGCTTCCAATGGAGTACCGTTAGGCATCCTATCTTCTGGTACATTAACTCTTAGGTTAGACTCTGGAGGCATCCTATCGAGGATACCGTTGATGTGACGTAGTGCTGCGAAGCCACTGACTCTAGAGCCGAACTTCATGCTCTCTACCAAGTCTTCTAGTTCTACCCGCATACCTTGATCAAAGTTAGGATCAGCTAAAATCTCATCGATACCATTCTCTAAGCCTGCTCTATCTAAACCAGTGAACCTCTCATAGATACCTTGTGGGCTATCTGGGTGTGCAGGGGCATTCTGAGTGTAGTTATAGTAGTGTGTTGCACGTTCTGCGCTCTTTGCTTGACGAGCTTTCTCTAGAGCCTCTTCGTTAAACTTCTTGGTTCTAGCGATACCTTTGTCTCTCTCACCGACACCAGTAACTGTAGCAAGACCTTGCTTACCTTTGTTCTTGGCTATGTAACGCCTTACTTTAGAGCGTCTACCAGTG